ATTCTTTATTATCATCAGATATCTTAGAACCCATGGTTTTACACCAAATTGACCAGAATTTACTTAGCATCGATAGTTAGATCTTGTTCTATAGCCAAATTAACAATGTCTTGCATCATTTGACGATGTTCGTTTTTGATTTTTGGAGCAAATTCATTCAACTTTTGAAATGCATACATAGGCTGAATGAACTTCAAATCATCATAAGTAATCTCTTTTTCTCTAGCAGATAACCCATCATTTAAACAATAGAGTAATACTGCTACTTGATCCTCATTTAATTTCTCTAATTTATGCCGCATCATAATTGTTCAACTTTTGACTTAGAAAACATAAGATCTAACATTTCCATTTTATTTAATTTAGTGTAATGTAGATAATAATTGTTTATATTTAAAGAAGAAAATACCTTTTTAGGTTGTTCTTTCATTATCTTTTTAGTAGTCCAACCTAAAAACTCTACATTATTTTCACCGTTATACTTACATAAAACTAAAATATCAGAGCATTTATCTATTTCCCATTCTTTAACTAGAAGATTATAAGCTTTTTGAGCTGTCTTAACATCTATAGTGACTATGGTTTTATCGTTAAACTTAACTTTAAAATCAACGTGCCCATCACCGTTTGGCTTAATTTCCAAATCTGGTTTGAGATTATATCTTTCACCAAATTTGATTTCTCCTGTTATACCAATAATATCTTCTACATTCTCATCCTTATAATATCTTTTAGTACCACGAGGATGAGCAGCTTGTCTTTGTTTACCTAAAGATTCGGTTGTTAACATAAATTAGCCTTCACAAGAAGCGCATGTCAGAATAGAACGAGCTAATTGTTGACTAGGATTAGCACTCCTCTGATAATATAATGATTTAATACCTTGTTCCCAAGCAAATATCATAAGTTCATTCACATCTTTGGGCTTAGTATCTGGTGGAATCATGATATTCAAACTCTGCCCTTGATCAATATGCTTTTGACGTTGTGCTGCTTGAATGATGATTTCTTTCTGACTAATCTCTCCAAATGTTTTAAATACATCTTTTTCTTCTTGTGAAAGAAAATCTAAATGTTGAACACTACCACCATGGATAAGAATATCTTTCCATACTTCATCTGTATTCTTATCTTTAGATAATAGTAGATCTATTAAATAGGGGTTCTTATACGAAAATTTGCCTTTAGCAAGATCTTTAACATAATAATTACTGTTAAGAGGTTCAACGCTAGGTGATACTTGACCTAGAATGAATGCACTGGAAGTGGTCGGTGCTACTGCTAATGTCGTTGTATTACGCCTTCCGTAGCCTTTTAGCAGTGGTGGTTCTCCCAAAATTTCTGCTAGGTATTTCGTGGCATTATCTGCTTTGGTTCGGATAGTTTTCCAAATAGTGGAATTTAAATATTTTGCCTCCATACTTTCAAATGGAATCATTTTAGACTGAAGTAGAGAATGCCATCCCAATACCCCAACACCTAGTGCCCTTTGATTGATAGCAAATTTCCTTGGTGCTTCCATGTATTTCATATCTTCTGTTTTATCGATAAATTCCGACATCACAGCATCCAAGAAATAAACCAAAGTCTCTACTGCATCTGTATCTTTCCATTCTTCCCATTTCTCTAAATTAAGAGAAGATAAATCACATACAAAGGATTCTTCTTCATCATTAGAGAGAAAAATTTCAGAACAAAGATTGCTATTATTAATCTTCAGTCCTTTGTCTTTATAGACTTGTGGTGCCGCATTATTAGCATTATCGGAAAAGAACACATAAGGATATCCACTCTCAAATCTTTTCTTAATAACATCTCCCCAAACTTTTCTTTTTAATTTATCACCATCTAACATGGATTTCATCCATTCATCAGAGACACATACTCCAATAGATAGATCCTGAATATCACTACCTTCAGATTTAATCTTTAAAAATTCTTCGATATCAGGATGATCAATTGGTAGATAAGCTGCGAAAGATCCACGACGGACATTTCCTTGACTCACTACATTCATGAGTTTATCGAATAATTCCATGAAGTGTACTGAACCAGTAGAAGATCCACCCGAATTAATTGGTGTGCCTCTTCCTCTTACATCACCAAAATAAGCTGAAGTACCACCACCATGCTTAGTCATAATGGCAGTTTCAGATACCTTGGTCATAATACCATCCATAGTATCTGGAATATAAGATCCGAAACAAGAAATAGGTAATCCACGATCCCTACCGAAATTAGCCCAAATAGGTGAACTTAAAGAGTAAAAACCTTTTGATACATAATCCTCCATCTTTTTAGAGAATCCTTTTATCTTTAGGATCTTTTCTGCTGCATCACAAATATCTTTAACACGCTCTTCAGCAGTTTCGTTTTCCAAGAGATAACCCCTCTTTAAAAAGGTTATAGATTCTTGGTTTAACCAATAATATTTTTTACTCATAAATTAAAATAAATCGTCTTCACTAAATGATTGGTTCTTCTTAGCGTAACCAACGTCTCTAGAATGGAAAAAATCAGTCATGTTATTGCCGTATAACTCTTCCTCGAACCACATTGTATCAGATAATAAATCTTTGTCTACTTCAAAAGGTTGTTTAAAACCAATCTGTTTTAAGGATTCATTAATACGATTCTTAATAAATTCTTTTAGAAGAACAGCATTTAATCCTTTTTCTTGAATACCATTTACCATCCAATCCACAATTTTGGATTCGGATTTAAATGCTTCTTGAGCTTCTTCTAGAATTTTATCTTCTAATTCTTGATCAAATAATTCTGAATACTCTTCACGAATAGTATTAATAATCTTAATACCTATCAAAGCATGAATGTTTTCTTCATTACGAGTATACTTTACTTGTTGATCTGTATCTTTCAAGACGTTCTTAAAACGAGCGAACCAATTAATCACATAAAATTGTGAGAACAAAGAAACGTTTTCCACAAATAATGTGAATAAAATTAATGCATAAAGATATTGCTTCTTACTATCTTTATAAAACTTGTGTGTATATTTACGAAGATAATTAACTCGACCCTGAATCCATTCTAGTTTTAAGTTTTCTTCGAAAACATCTTCTAATCCTAAGATAGTTAGGAGATGTTCGTAAGCATTATTATGGATAACTTCAGTATTAGCCATCACATAGCCTAGATCTTTCAAAGAAGGGTGGGGGAGATTATCTCCTAACTTAGCCCAGAATGATTTAACTGCTACTTCTATTTGTCCAATAGCAGAAAGAGTACGTATAATGATCTCTTTTTCTTTATCTGAGAGATTAACTTTAAACTGTTGAACATCCGATTTAAAAGAAAATTCTTTGTGAGTCCAAAAGCCATTATGCATGGCTTCGATGAATTTTTCAGTCCATGGATATTTGTTTGGTTTGCGAGAAATCTGTTCGTCGAATATCATAAATGTAACCCTTATTTAGACCTTTTTGGGTCGTAAACTCTAGCACTTCTAAAACAGACTTTCAAGCTAAATAAGCACGTAGATTATTAATATATTCTTCGACTTCTGGATCAGATTTCTTCACAGAAATATTTTCGTAACTGCTTGATTCATCGTCATTTGTCTTCAGAATTTCTTTAACCATAGAATCGGTTACTTCTGGTAAAGATTTCTTTTCTGTTTTTAATAATTCACGTATTTCTTTTACCTTATAACCACGCTTAAGAAGGTTCTTAGCCTGACGAGAAACATAAAGAGAAGCGACCTTTTCTGGTGAGCCGAATTGACTCACCTTTTTATCGTAATATTCGTTACCAACCGTGATGGTTTTGCCTGTAATTACACAAGAAAGTTTATGCGACATTTGGTTATGTTATCACAGAAAATTATTTTATCAAGGATTTTGAGGAGATCCTTGATGAAATTCTATTATACCACCACTTGCAGTAACTCCAGATATGTTTTCTGGATCTAATATAAATCTTCTAAATCTAGATAATTTTGTTTTAAGTTTATATTGTAATTGTTCTGCTGAAGAAAAACTTTTAGCTTTTGTAGGAGGTACTACTTCTTCTACACTACCTCTACCTGAACGAACTACATTACCTTCGAAATCTCGAACGGTATTTCCTGATTCATCCTTTTCAGGATCTGTTTCAACATATGCATATATGTATAATCTATAAACATTTGGTTCTTTTTTA